GTGGCAATGATAAATGCCGCAAGCACTACTGCGGCAAAGCTGAATAACATCAGCGCTCTTTTTGCGGCAGACGCCTCCTTGAAGGCATCAAAAAGAACCCTCGGGAATACTACGGCATGAGCTAATATCCAAAAAGAGGCCCATACTGTTACTCCAAAAAGTACTATCAATAAAATGGCGTCCATGATATGAGCAATTCGGTTACCTATACTTTAAGTCTTAACGACCTTGTAAGCTCAAAGTTAAGAAAAATTGCTATAGGTAGCGACGAGGCCCTGGAGCACTTTGGCAACCTTGAAAAACAGGCCAACGAAGTATCGTCCAGTTTCAAAAACATGGGCGTCAGCGTTTATACGCTGCAGAAGAGAATAGACCTGCTGAAGCAGGAACGCGACTTGCTGCCAACAGGCAGCCTGCAGGCAATACGCCAATACAACAACGAGATAACCAGGCTGACGCGCAATGTAAATACGCTGCAAACAATAAACGGCAGCAAGCTGAAAAGCTGGGCAACCGGCGCAATGAACTCGCTGCCAGGCCTGGTAACCAACCCGCTGGTGCTGGCCGGCGCAGGCATTTTCAAGAGCATACAAAAAGGTATGGAGGCCGATATGCAAAAGGCCAACATACTTACCCTAAGCGGTGGCGACCAGCAAAAAGCTGATGCTCTTTTTGGCCAGGTAAGCAACTACGCCAAAGCCCCTCCATACGGCAAGGCAGATTTGATAGATGCCCAAAAGACAATGATGGGCTTTGGCATTAGCGGCGACAAGAGCCTGGGTGTGCTGAAGCAAATAGGCGATATAGCCATGGGCGATGCGCAAAGGATGCAAAGCCTTGCCCTTGCTTTTGGACAGGCCACGAGCGCAGGTAAACTGCAGGGCCAGGATTTGCTGCAGATGATTAATGCCGGCTTCAACCCGCTGAACGAAATAAGCAAGCGTACAGGCGAAAGCATGGCCAGCCTGAAAGACAGGATGAGCGAGGGCAAAATATCGGCTGCTGAACTGGCGCAGGCTTTTAAATGGGCTACCGATGAGCAAGGGCTGTTTTATAAAGGCGCCGAGAAAGCAGGGCAAACACTTGGCGGCAGATTGAGCACCCTGATGGACAGCCTGAGTGAGCTTGCCCTTTCGCTGTACAGAGCCATACAGCCTGTGTTGCTGCCATTGATAAATCTTTCCATTAAAGTGTTCGATGCTATTGGCAGCGGTATTGGATGGCTTGTAGACAAGTTGCAGAGCGGCGATACCGTGTTCAGGATGGTGGCTGCCGGCATCGGGATTTTTACAGCAGCTTTAATAGCCTACTCTGCATATACATCGCTGGCGGCATTTGCAAGCAACACCCTTACACTGGCTGTGCTTAAAACCAATCTTGCCTTTTTGATGAATCCCGTTTTCCTGGTAATACTGGGCATCATGGCGCTTATAGCGATAATAATTTACCTGGTAAAGATTTACGATGGATGGGGAGCCGCATGGGGTAACCTGGTGGAGTTTTTAAAGATTAGCTGGGAGATATTCAAGAACCATTTTGAGGTTACCTGGCTGGCTATTAAAAACAACTTTTTGGACGGGGTGGATACCATGATTGCCGCCTGGTACAAGCTGAAAGGGTTGTGGGACGAACAGGGCGCGCAGGAAGGGCTGGCCAAGCTAAAAGAAGAAAGCGATGCAAGGGCGAGGGAGCTGTCATCGGTACACGCCAAGGGTATAGAGCTGAAGGTAAAGGCTGTGGATGCACTGCGGGGCGTGAAGCTGACGCGCAACAAAGAAACGCTGGGTACCATAAAGGATGGTTTGATGCAGAAGCTGGGCATGGGTGGCCTAAGCGATACCATGAGCGGCGATAAGCAGCCATCGGCAACCGGGCAGGCAGGCAACATGGCTACGGCTGCCGTAAACGGTGGCCCTCGCGTAATTAATATCAACGGTGTAAAGTTTGCCGATGTGATACAAATACATGGCAGTGGAGGCCGCAGCGCCATGGAGCATACAGAGGATCAGCTAAGCGAAATGTTTTTGAGGGTGCTAAACAGCGGCGCCCGCATGGCTACATAACAATGGCAGTAATAAGCTTTGAAATACAGGAACTATACCAGCGCACATTTGGCAGCAGGCCGGTGGCGCTGCCGCTGGCTGGCCAGGAAGAGGCAACGCCCGATGCACTGCCTGTAATAGCCCGCGCTGCCACAGCAGGCAGCAAAAGCGCCAACGGGCGTGTGCTGTACGAAATGTACCGTGGCAAAGAGGTGTGGCTGCCTGTAAGGCTTTACGCGGCCTTTGGCAGCGAAGATGGGGTGCTGGAGCTGCCCTACAGCGTGGTGAGGGCCACCAGCCGCAAGCACATAATAAGCACACCGCTGGCCGAGCGGCAGGGCACAGTAAAAGAACTGTACAGCGCCGACGACTGGCAGATAACCATTAAAGGCTTTTTGCTGAGCACCGATGGCGCCTGGCCCGAAAAAGAGATAGAAAAACTTAATACGTTTTGGCGAAAGAGCCAGGCGCTGGTAATAGAAAATGCACTGACGGATGTGCTGCTGGAGAACAAGCAGCGACCCGAAGAGCAGTGCCGGGTGGTGATAGAAAGTATAGACCTGCCCGAGGTAGAAGGCGGGCGCGTAAAAGCGCAAGCCTATAGTATGAAGCTGCTAAGCGATAGTGTATTTACCCTGGAAGTGGAATAGAGCCATGTATGTACTGACAGCCGATATAAAAGTGGGGCCTTACAAAGCCATAAAGCCTGCCGAAATGCAGTGGCAGCATAGCGTAGACAGCTATGCCAATACGGCAAGCTTTACCATACCGGCACTGTGCCGCCTGGTGCGCCAGGGCGAAAGCTACAGCAACGTAAATACGGCCGCGCAACTGGCCGAAGGCATGCCGGTGCAACTGTATGCCGGCTACAACGGGCAAAACCGCCTGGTGTTTGACGGGTATGTGAGCCGCATAAAGTACAACGTGCCGCTGCAGGTAGAGTGCGAAGGCTACAGCTACCTGCTGCGCAAGAAGATTGTAAACCTGGGCTATGCCTCCACTACGGTGAAGCAACTGCTGAACGACCTGATAGCCGGCACACCCATAAAGCTGCACCCCAAAACGGCCGATGTGTCGCTGCCGGCACTGCGCTTTAGCCGGGTAGCCGGCACCGAAGTGCTGGAGTACCTGAAAAAGAACATGCTGACGGTAACCTTTTACGGCGATACCCTTTATGCCGGCATAGAACAGCTACCGGTAACCAGCGAGAACAGATACCGGCTAAACTGGAATACCGTGGGCGATGATGGCTTAAGCTTTGGCCCATACCAGGGTACAGTAGTAAACATAAAGCTGGAAAAGAAAAAGGCTGATGGCAGCCGCAAAAGGGCGGCAGGCCCACTGAAGCCAGGCGAAAAGCTGAAGCGTGTAACGGCAGACTATACAGAAGCTGAGCTGAAGAAGCTGCAGGACGAGCAAACGCAGAAGGAGCAACTAAAGGGCTTTGAAGGATCGCTGACCACCTTTTTGATACCGACTGCAGAGCCAGGCATGACGGCCAACATAACCGATGGCCGATATGCTGAGCGCAGTGGCAAGTATTTTATAGAGGAGGTGAGCGGGAGCCTGGGGCGCAGCGGCGGGCGGCAAACCCTAAAACTGGGGAGGCGCCTATGACACCGGCAGAGCAACTGCGCCAGGCGCTGGCAGAGCATGCAAGCCGCTACGGCCCTCCGCAAAGCATACTGGGCACGGTAGCCGAAGTGCAATCCGATGCGGGCACCTGCACGGTAAAGGACGATGATGACAGCCCGCCATACTACGGTGTGCGCCTGACACCGGCTATAACCACAGGCCAAAACCTGCGGATAGTGCCCAAGGCAGGCAGCCTGTGCCTGATGGTACGCATAGAGGGCAGCGAAACAGACTGGTGGCTGCTGTGGGCCGAAGAGATTGATAAATGGCAACTGCATGCCGATGGAGCGTACATAGAGGCCGATGAACAGGGTATAAAGCTGAGCCGGAGCACCGATGGGCTGCGCGAAGTGTTGACAGACCTGGTAACGCAGATACTGGCCATATATGCACCCAAAAATGTGGCAGCAATACAGCAGATACAGCTAAGGATTAACCAACTATTAAAGCCCGCTTAATATGGCGCTGAGCACCACCAGACTCAAGGATAAAATAAAGGCTGCCTACACCGATACGGCGGCGGTGGCTACCACCCGCGAAGATGGGCTGGAGGTATTTGCCGCAGCGCTGAGCCAGGCTATAGTGGACGAGATAAAGGAGCTGCGCATAACATACACCGGCGGCCTCACTGCACCCAATGGCGCTGTGGGTGGCACCATAAACCACACCGTGCAATGAATGACATACTACTTACGGATGGCGAACCGGCTATGGATGCCACAGGCGACTGGCAGGTGGGATACAGCCACGAGCAACACCAGTGGCTACTGCTGCTGACACCGCAAGGTAGCTGGAAGGAAAACCCGGATGTGGGTGTGGGTGCATACCGCTTTTTGGAAGCCGAAGGACCCGACAGGCTACTGCGCGAAGTGCGGCAGCAATACAACGCCGATGGCATGGATGTGAAACGAATTGACTATAACGAAGCAACAGGCAAACTGGTGATAGATGCAAACTACGGTACTATATAACCAAACGCTGGCCGACATGACGCTGCAGGCATACGGCAGGCTGGAAGATTGGTTTGCCCTGGCGCAAATGAACGGATTGGGAATAACCGACCGCATAAACGCAGGCGATGTGCTGCAGGCCGGCACAGCAACACCTGAATATGCCAACAAAGCCATGCGCCTGCAGGCATGGGATAACCGCCCTGCGACTAGCGGCGAATACGATGAAAACCTGCCCGGCGGCATAGGCTACATGCAAATTGATAACGACTTTATAATAACCTGATGGCACGTACAATAGCAGAGATACAGGCAAGCATTATAGCTGCCAAAGATGCGAGGCCGGAGCTGGCCGCGCTCAACAGCAGCAGCCGCACCGCTATATGGCGGCTATGGACTTACATAACCGCTGTAGCCATATGGACGCTGGAAAACCTGTACGATGCGCTGCGCACCGAGGTGGACGAAAAGATAGCCAACATGAAGCCGCATAGCCTGAAGTGGTATGCCCTGAAGGCGCTGGCCTACCGCCACGGATATCCGCTGATAGAAGATAGCGACCAGTACGATGACGGAACGCTAACCGATGATGAGATAACAGCCGCGCAGATAGTGAAGCATGCTGCTGTAACAGAGCAGGAGCGCGGCATACGCATAAAGGTGGCTAAAGATGTAAGTGGCGACCTGGGGCAGCTAACGGAGCCGGAGCTTGACGGCCTTACCGCCTACCTGATGCTGGTGAAGGATGCCGGTGTGCGGGTGCTGGTAACAAGTGGCCCGGCCGATAGCCTGAAGCTGAACCTGCTGGTGAAGGTGAACCCGCTGGTGCTGAACCTGAACGGGCAGCGCAACGATGGCACCAACAACGAGCCGGTGCAGCAAGCAGTGAAGCGCTACCTGAAGAACCTGCCCTTTAACGGGCGGCTGGAACTGGATAAGCTAACCGATGAGATACAGGCTGTGGATGGCGTGGCAGCAGCCTACGTGGTAAGCGCGGCAGCACGATATGGCGCACTGCCTTATGAAAGCTTTACCAACTATGTGTATGTGCCCGATGCCGGCTACCTG